ATGCCAAATGATCGTCTTCTAGATCTCGCAAATACCGCTGATGTGATCAGCCGCAGAATCCCAGGGCCGGGCTGCGAGCCGAATCTCAGAGACCTTGCCAAAGATGTTCGGGATCTTGCCCAAGCTATCTACAAGGCGATTGACGAGCACGTTGAGCCAAATTCAACAGCCGATGATTTGGATTTGGCTCAGGATTCCATTGAAGAAGAATTTTAGCACTACCTCGCGGCAACACTTGTTGACACGCGATTTACGAGAACGTAAAGTGGGGGACATGTCAATGGCACTGAAACAGCAATCGGACTTTTTTACGACCCGAGAAGCAGCTGAAATGCTCGGGCTGAAAAGCTCTACACGTATTCAGCAAATCTGCATCGAGCACAGCATCGGGCAGAAGTTTGCAGGAGTATGGGCTCTGACCAAGCAGGATATTGAGCGTATCCGAAAATTTACGAGAAACAAAATAAAACCAACCAACGGGGATTGACACCAAATTTACGACAACGTAAATTTAACCCGTCGCGAGCAGATAATGCTTGCGGCGGGTTTTTTTGTTGGAGGGATTCATGTCGACTCGCGTTCTTAGACCAGAATTCGAAGTGACGCCGGCTCTTCTGGAGCGGTTCAACTCAAAGTGGGTACGAGCCGATGAGGCCGATTGCTGGATCTGGACTGGCTCTGTCAGTAAGGGCACCGGCTATGGAGCATTCAAGCTCAATGGCCGCAAGGTGGATGCTCATGTGGCGGCGTGGCGGATTTCCAATAACGGGGCTGCCGTGCCGATTGGCCAACTGGTGATGCATTCGTGTGATTGCCGGCAATGCGTCAATCCAGACCACCTTTCTCTCGGCACGTCATCGGAGAACATGCGGGATGCCAGTGAGCGCGGCGACGTGGTCATTGCATCGGCGAAGCTGACAGAACAACAGGTTCCCATGATTCGCCGGCTTCACTCAGAGGGCTGGTCAATGTATGCAATCGCGAAGCTGGTGGGAGTCAGCGACGTAACGATTGCGAGTCTGATTCACGGAAAGACGTGGAAGCACGTCTAATCATAGCCATTATCGCGGTTTATGGAGAACTCGAATGGATTCACTTCCTCCCGATCTCAATGGATTGCTGGCCATTGTCGTGATCATCACCGTCGGCATCTGGTGTGTGCGAACTGGTGGAATCGATGACGACGATTTCAAGCCGTGGATGTGATGGCGACTATGGCAACATTTACTGAGGGCAGAGCAATGAAAACGATCACCGTTCATTTCGAATTCGAGGACGCGGCGTTGTGGGCGAAGTTCGAACTTGCCTATGGAGTCGACAACGCCGATTGCCCCACGGACCGGGGCAATCTTTCCTCATCTGAAATCGTCGATGTCCGCGTTCAGGATGTCATCGAAGCCCGCATGATTGCCGTGAGCGGGAAATGGTTCCCGATCGCCGTGGAGGACTGCCACGGTGACCTGAAGTCCGATCTTCAGGAGCTGGTAGATGCTGAGCTCGATCGATTCGTTCTGATGATTCAGGAGCAGCAGGAGAAGGAAGCCGCGGCTTACGCGGCTTGATATCGGCCCGAGGTTCTTTTCTCTCGAAGGGGAAACCATGAAAGCTCTGACGATCAGCCAGCCATATGCAACGCTCATCGCGAACGGCGAGAAGTTCGTGGAGAATCGACGCTGGCAAACCTCCCACCGGGGCCCGCTGGTGATTCATGCCGGCAAGGGTTCGCAATATCTCGGCTCGGCCGATCTGGCGAAGTATCCCACCGGCTGCATTGTGGCCGTGGCCGAGCTGGTGGCCTGCAAAACGCTTCACCGCATCAAGCGGATTGCTCAGGACGATCAGAAGCGGGGGCCCTATTCCTCCATCGGGCCCTATTCGGCTCAGCAGGTGGCCAGCCACAAACATTCCGAGGGCCCGTATTGCTGGGTTCTCTGCAACGTTCAGAAGCTCGATGAGCCGATTCCGTGCTCTGGAAGACAAAGCCTCTGGACTCCATCTGATGGGATCATCGAGCGACTCAAAGCCATCGATGGGATCGTGGAAATGATCGACGCGTACAGCCTGGCGACGTAGTCAGGCCAGCCCGGCTTTCCGCTGGCCCGGGGCCGGGCTCTTTGAACCACCTCAGCGGCGTAGCTGAGGCGGGGCCGTCCGAAGTTGAAACATTCCCCGTAGGAGTGATTTTGGCCAAATCGACAAGGTTCGGGCGGTCTCTGGCCGCTCGGGAAGGTCCGTTGTCTCGTCGACAGCAAACCTGTTCCACTCCCGAGCGGCTCTTTTCAACACTCTCGAAGGAGTTAAAGCACGATGCTGGTTTTAGCACGGCGTAAAGGGGAAGAAATCGTGATCACCGACGGAACCGAAACGATCCGTCTGAGGGTGACACGAACAACCGATCAGAAGGCCCGAATCGGAATCGAGGCCTCGGAGAAGTGGCGAATTGTCCGCGCCGAGGTGGAAGAGCAGGAGGACGCAGCATGAGCCCGAGAAAACCAAACCCATCCGCGTTCCCCTGGTTCGAAGATCATCCCATTCACGGGAGCCGAGGCGAAGCCGGCATGTCTCTCCGGGACTGGTTCGCCGGTCAGGCTCTTGCTGGCCTTCTTGCTGACGACAGGGAAACCCCCGCTTGTGTCTCGAGGGGTCCCGAGGGCATTGAGCAGGAACGGAAGGCGTTCGCGTGCAACGTCGCAAAAGCGGCGTATCGGTTCGCCGATGCGATGCTGGCCGCACGCGTGAAGGAGGTGCAATCTTGAACCCATCTGCTCTCGGGAAAGCCGCTCGGATGATCAGAATGGCACACGGCTTGTCTCAACGCGAAGCCGCGAAGCTGCTGGGGATCAGCGCGGTTCATCTTTGCAATATCGAATTCGGCAAGTCATCGCCGTCGATCGATCTGATGAACCGATTCCGGGATCTCTGGCGCGTGGATATCTACGTTCTCGCGTGGGCGAAGTTCACTGATCTGAGCGATTTGCCGGTGTCAATGTTAGGCAGCGCCCTGATTCTTTCTCGGGCGTTTGATATGCAGTTCTCTGAGATCGAACAGGAGGTGTCCGCATGATCCAACCAATCCCCGGGCCGAAAGCCTACTCGGATGAATGGTTCGCTCTGAGAATGTTCGATCCAGATCGGAGAGAACGGCCAGTGATCTTCGGGGCCTCGGATGCCGCGGCGGCTGTCGATCAATCTCCGTATTCGTCCCCGCTTCAGTTGTATCTGGAAAAGCGGGGAGAGTTCGAAGCTGAGTTCTCCGAAGTCCAGCGGCGGCGGATGGAGGAAGGCCACATCTTCGAGCGGGCCACGGTCGATCTCTATGAGATCCGGACCAAGCAAAAAACCGTCCGAAATCTCCCGATGTTCTTTCATCCGGTTCTGCCGTTCATGGCAGCCACGCCCGATGGAGTAGCCAAAGAGAACCCGGAAACGGCCGAGGAGATCTGCCCGGACGATACGGCCGTCGAGGCCAAGCTGACCAGCTTCCGGATGATCGACAAATCGGGCATCGATGAAAACAAGTTCGGCGAAGCCGGGACCGATGCCATCCCGACGCAGTATCTGTTTCAGGCTCAGCAACAGCTGGCCGTTCTCGGGCTGCAACGGTGTGATTTGCCAGTCTATGCCGATGAATTCCGGATTTACTTCATAGACCGGAATGATGATCTGATCGAGCAAATCGAATCGGCTGAGAAAGAGCTGGCCGAGCGGATCGTGGCCGGGGATCCCCCGGAACCGAACTGGCAGCACAGCGGCACGGTTCGCGTTCTCGGCCAGATGCACGGCTTCGAAGTCGGCAAGGTCGTGACGTTCGATGACGAAGCCCTGAAGCTCTGGCAGCGATATCAGCGGCTCGGGGAGCTGAAGAAGAAGATTGAGGAGCAACGCGAAACGGCGAAAGCCAAGCTCCTGCACATCTTCGGGCCGGCTGAGCTCGGCCGCGTTCCTGGTGTCGAAGATATCGAAATCAAGCGGTCAGTAATTGCTGATTCCATTTTCACCGAACAGGACGTTCGGGAAGTCAAATTCCGGGTCGGACAGCTCAAAAGGCGGGGGCATGTCCGGCTTACTCAACGAAAGCTGAAGGTGGCGAAATGATGACATCCGATCGAAACCACGTGAACGGGAACGGAACCGGAAACGGGCTCTCCTTCTCCGATCAGAACAACGCCGGGACGATGTCTCTGGCGACAACGCGGCAAGCCGAGGAAGTGAAAGCGGCCATCTTCCTCGCCAAACAATTCCCCCGTGATGAAATCGCGTGTATGCAGCGGATTCTGAAAAGCTGCCAGCGCAGAGGGCTGGCCGAGTGTGCCATGTATACCTATCCGAAAGGTGGAACCAACGTGCACGGGCCATCGATCCGACTGGCCGAGGCGATGGCTCAAGCCTGGGGAAACATCGATTACGGCGTGATCGAACTGGAGCAGAAGCACGGCGAATCGGTTTGCATGTCCTATGCGTGGGATCTGGAAACGAACACGCGCCGGCAGATGGTTTTCACGGTGGCCCACAAGGTCCATCGCCGTGAAGCTCCGGCGAGACTGCTGACCGATCCCCGTGACATCTATGAGCAGGTGGCCAATCTCGGAGCCCGGCGCGTTCGGGCCTGCATTCTCGGGATCATTCCCGGTGATGTGCAGGACGCGGCCATCGCTCAAGTCACGCGGACACTCTCCGAGGGCAACACGAAGCCATTGCAGGACCGCATCCGGGACATGGTGATTGCGTTCGGGGAACTCGGAGTCACTCAGAAGATGCTGGAGAAGCGGCTCGGGCACAAAATCACCGCATGCAATGAGCAGGAGCTGGTAAACCTCAAGGGCGTGGCCCGATCGCTCCGGGACGGCATGGCTCAACGTGAGCAGTATTTCGACATCAGCGCCGATGAGCCGGCTCAGAAGCCCACGGGAAGCCGGACGCAACAGGTGGCCGAGCGAATGAAGAATCAGCGCCAGCCGGAATCGGAAGCAGCCACCAAAGAAACCACCGACGGACCACCCACCGATGACGACATCCGCAACGGCGAAGCCGGGATGTCATCTGGCGACACTGACGACGATTACCCGTTCTGATCCCACTGACCAAACCGTTCCCGTTTTCTTTTCACTCGAAGAAGGATTGCAATCATGGCCGCTCTTATCGAATTTCGTGCCGAGAACTTCAAGCGGCTCTCGGCTGTTGAACTGAAGCCCCAACCCAACGGAACGGTGATCATCGCCGGCCGGAACGGACAGGGGAAATCCTCGATCCTCGATGGCATCATGGCCGCTCTCTGCGGAAAGAACTCGATTGATGAAGTGCCGGTGAGAGTCGGCTCCGATGAATCGATCATCGAGGCCACCATCAGCACGGAGCCACCGCTCCGGATCGTCCGGCGTATCAAATCCGACGGGAAAACCACGCTCACCATCACGCAGAAGAACGGAGACATCGAGTCAAAGGTGTCGAAGCCTCAGCAGGTTCTCGATGCTCTGGTGGGAACGGTGGCGTTCGATCCGCTGGCATTCACGCGGCTGACACCGGCCAAACAGATCGATCTGCTGAAGGCCCTGGTGGGAGTCGACACGGCCGAGCTCGATGAGGCGATTGCCAAAGAGATGGAGGAGCGGAAGCTCGTCAATCGGGATGTGGAGCGGGCCAAAGCTGATTTCGAGGCGATGCCGCATCATCTCGATGCTCCCGATCTTCCGGTGAATGTTGATGAGCTGCTCCGGGAGCTGACGGAAGCGAATAACGAAAACGCGATTCGGGCCGAGCTGTCAGAGGAAGTTGAGGGCAAGCGAGTCGGGATCGAGGATCTGAAGGACCATATCGAACGATTGAAAGCATCCCTGCAGAAAGCTGAGGAGGATCTCAGAATTGCCCGGACCGACTACAGAGAAAAGAAAGCTCTTCTCGATCAGAAACCGCTGATCGACACGGAACCGCTGAGCGCGAAGATTGCCAGCGCTTCGGCCATCAACGAACAGGTGAGCGCGAACCGGGAACGCGAACGGGCGAAAGCCAAACTCCGGGAGCGAACCACCGCGGCCGATACGCTCACCAAATCGATTGAAGATCTTCGCCAGCGGCGGATGGCTCTGATGGATTCGGCGAAGTGGCCCGTGAAAGGGCTCGGCTTCGGCTCGAAAGGCGTGACGTTCAATGATCTGCCATTCACTCAATGCAGTTCGGCTGAACAGCTGAGGATCTCCACCGCGATCGGGCTGAGCCAGAATCCGAAGCTCCGGATGATCCTGATTCGGGATGGTTCGCTCCTCGATGATGATTCGCTGGCCATGCTGCACGCTCTGGCCATCGAACACGATGCCCAAATCATCGTGGAACGCGTGGGAACCGGAATCCCTGGTGAGATCGTCATCGAAGACGGCCACGTTGCCGGCGTGGAGGAGCTGGCCGAGGCGGCATCGTGACCGAGCCGGCCGAAATCGATTTCTTTGACAGCCTGCAGGGAGATCTGGAGAACGCAGGCCCGTACGAACTGGAGGGGATCCGGAAGTACATGAAACAGGCCCGCAAGTCGGGCCGGCTCTCCCCCTCTCAGTTCGATCGGCTCCTGATTCTGGCAGCTCACCGCGAAACCGATCAGGTGAAGGAGCAGCTTGAGAAGCAGCTCAAAGAGGAGAAGGCCCGGCGCGAACGTGAAGAGCAGGAGAAACGCCGGAAGAAGCATCAACAGCAATCACTTTTTTAGATCCCCAACGAAGGAAAAGGAGAGCACATGGACAGCGCAGTAGAAACCCCCGTGGAGGACATCGCCGATGCAACCGAAGCCGTGGAAACCGCAACCGAGAATCCCGTGGATGAAGCTCAATCAGTCCCGGGAGAGCCGACAGAGGCAACGGAAGAAGGGAGTCAGGCCGAGGCCAAGCCAGCGGAAACGAATCCCCCTGAAGCGGTGAAGGCCGGCAAGCTGAGCCTTTATGCAGAAGTGAGCCACCGGCTCATCGGGCTCCGTGATGATTTGCTCGATGTCGATGAGGTCATTTCAGAGTTGAAGGCGAAGCAGAAGCGGGCCAAGGATCGGCGGGACGCAATCGTTGATTCGATTTCCGCTCGGCTGAAGGATCTGCAGGACATCGAAAACGGATGTTATCAGCGGAATCTGTTCACCGGGCACGATGACGATGACCAGCCGACGAAGAAGGAACTTCCCCCGGATCCCGGATTGACCACGCCGATTGCAAACCTCGGCATGTCGGACAAGGAAACCGAGATCCTGGTGGCCCACGACATCACCACCGTGGCCGAGCTCGAATCGAAGATGAAGGCCGATAACTGGTGGCACAAAAAGATAAAGGGCTTCGGGACTGCCAAGGTGGACAAGCTGGTTGATCAGCTCGAGATCTGGCGACGGAAGAACCCGGTTCCGACGCTCGAAGATCTCGACGATGACGATGACGACATCGAAGCCGAGGAGTCCACCGAAGAAGACTCCGAGGAAGCAGCCGAAGCGGATGCCGAGGCCGGCGATGTGTTCGACCAGATCGATGACAATGACACGGAGGAAACCGAAGCCGATGACTCTGAAGAAGTCTAAGACGGTTTCCCTCGATCTGCCCTGGCCACCAACGGTCGGTAATTACTGGATCCATTACGTGGCCCGGGGCAGAGGCGGGAAGTCGATCGTGAAAATGGTAGTTGGCAAGCGGGGGCAGCAGTTCCGGGCTCAGGTGGCTCAGGCTGTCCGTGAACGCTGGCCGAAGCTGAAGCCGACAACGCGGCGCGTGGAGGTGCTCATCGTCGCCACCATGCCGGACCGGCGAAAGCGGGATCTTGACAACCTCATGAAAGCAACACTCGATGCTCTCTCACACGCGGGACTCTGGGAGGATGATTCCCAGATCGATGAACTCCGAATCAGCCGGGGATCAGTTCAGAAGCCTGGGGGGCTCGAAGTCTACGTGACAGCGATTGGAGAGCGGGCAGATGAAACAAAACAAGCTGTTCCCAGAAATCAAACGACCACGGCGAAAGCCGCGAAAGCTGATGCACGTGATCGATGCCGGGCCCGATGAGACGCTGGCCGATTGCTGCATGGCCCGATTCCGTTGCGTCCACTGCGATGAAGAAACGGACTGGATACAGGTCACCATCACCGAAGCAAAACGCGGCATTCCCTGCCCGAAGTGCAATCAGGAGGCACGATGAAAGTTCTTCAGAAACGATTCTGGTTCAATGAGCCGCACAGCAGGCCACTCCCGAAGCGGCCGATTATCGTGGACGGTTTCGCTGGTGGCGGCGGGGCTTCCGTCGGACTCGAGGCGGCTATTGGCCGACAGGTCGATGTGGCCATCAACCACGATCCGGCTGCCATCGCCATGCACATGGCCAACCATCCGGACACGAAACACTATTGCGAAAACATCTGGAACGTGGATCCGGTGGAGACATGCGAAGGCCGGGAAGTCGAAGCTGCCTGGTTCTCTCCGGATTGCACGCATCACAGCAAGGCCCGAGGGTCGAAGCCGGTGAAGAAGAATATTCGCGGGCTGGCCTGGGTCGTGGTGAAGTGGGCCGAACTGGTCAAGCCGCGCGTGATGTTCATCGAGAACGTGGAGGAGTTTCAGGAGTGGGGACCGGTCGACCGCGAAACACAACGGCCGATCCCGGAGAAAAAGGGAATCACGTTTCAGCTCTGGGTCTGGAAGCTCCGGGAGCTCGGCTATGAGGTCGAATGGAAAGTTCTCCGGGCTTGTGATTACGGGACACCGACCACGCGAAAACGGCTCTTCATCGTGGCCCGCTGCGATGGAAAGCCGATCGTCTGGCCAAAGCCGACGCACGCGGCTCCCAAGGTGATCCGGAAGGAGCTCGAAACGAAACGCCGAACGAATCTCCGGCCGTGGCGGGCTGCGTCCGAAATCATCGACTGGTCGATTCCATGCCCATCGATCTTCCTCAGCCCCGAGGAGGCGAAAGCTCAGAATTGCCGGCGTCCACTGGCTGAGAAAACGCTGGCCCGGATTGCTGAGGGGATTCGGCGATATGTGATTGAATCGTCCGAGCCGTTCGTGGTTCGGGTGAATCATGGCGGGGATCACTTCCGAGGCCAGAACCTCGATGAGCCACTCGGAACCGTGACCGGAAAGAACGGCTATGGACTGGTGACACCGTTCCTCAGTTCTTACTACGGGCCGAAAGGTGATCATTGCCATCGTGGCCGTAATTGTCGGGAGCCACTGCCCACGCAATCGACAGAAAACCGATTCGGGCTGATCTCGGCTCACGTTTCGCGAATGTTCGGTCAGGGGATCGGGACGGATGCTCTCTCCCCCCTGGGGACCGTCACGGCTGAGAATAAATCCGCCCTGGTGTCCGCGTTTCTCATCAAACACTTCGGCGGCATGGTGGGCGTTCCAGCCTCAACACCGTTCCCGACGATCACCGCAAAGGGCTGCCAGAATCAGATCTGTGCAGCCTATCTGATCAAGAACAACCACGGTGCAAAGCAGTGGTTCGATGTCAATGAGCCGTTGCGAACAATCGTGGCTCAGGGGACGCATCACGCCGAAGTCCGGGCCTTCCTCATGAAATACTACGGGAGCGGGACCAACTCGCATCCCGTCACTCTGCCACTGTCCACGATCACGACGAAGGACCGGCTCTGCCTCGGCATTGTGCTGATCGGCGGGGAGCCGTTTCAGATCGTGGATATCGGCATGCGGATGCTCACTCCCCGTGAGCTCTTCAAAGCTCAGGGCTTCCCCTCGAATTACGTGATTGAAACCGGCGTCAACGGGAAGCCGGCCACGAAATCGCAACAGGTGGCCCGCTGCGGAAACTCCGTCTGTCCGCAAGTGGTCGAAGCGCTGGTCAGAGCGAATCTGTCCGTTTGAATCATCGGAAACCGTTACGGAATGGAGTCGCCAAGCATGGCACGTTCCCCTGGATATAACCCGTTGCTGAAGACCTATCCCGACAGTGAGAAAATCAACGCCGTCTCCGAGGGGGCCGAGCTCCTTTACGTCCGGCTCATCGCGGCCAGCGATGATCACGGCCAGTTCTGGGGGGATGCCGCGTTCGTCTGGGCGAAGCTCTTCACGCATCGAATGCAGGATCTGACCATCGATCAGATCGAACAACGAATTCAAGAGCTGGAAACCATCGGCTTGCTGGTTCGCTATGAAGCTGCCGGCAAACGATACGTTCAGCTCCTCGATGTCTACAAAACCGGTCGAGCCGACCGCAAATGTAACGTCGAATTCCCGGACGGGCCGGCCTCAATCTGCTGCCCGTCGAAGAAGTGCCATCTGTTGTCACCGGAAGCGGTGACAGATGACCGTCAGCTGTCACCGGAAACGTTACCAGCTGACACGACAAGTGACAGCCCCACCCAACCCAACAGTTCCCAACCCAACAGAACCCCACCACCACCCAACAGCGTGACGAACGCGGACGGGATGGCGGCGGCGGAAAAGATTTTGATTGCTGCAGGAGTTGAGCATCCCAGCCGGGCCGTCGAATCCGCGTTCGCTCGAGGAGCCACGCCGACCGACATCGAGCGAATCGTTCAACACTTCCGAGCATGTCCCGAAGCGTGGACACCGGGCGCTCTGTGCCACCGGGTGAAGAACTTTCACCCCGACCAGACACCGGAGAAGGGATGGCCCAAGCCATCCGCGAAGTTCACGGACCGGCTACGGGCTTCAGGATCGGCCGAACGGAAGCAGCAGCAGGAGACGCGGGAACGGGACGAAGCCGCAAAGCGGGCCAGCCAGCTGGCCGCTCAGGTGGAACGGTTCGGGCCGATTCTGTCGCAATGGTCTGAGGAGCAGACCGAGGAGTTCATCCGCAGGGCCGGCATTCACGCCGTGCTTCTGAAGACTCAGGAACTTGCCGCGCGGAACCGACTCATCATTGCCACGATGGCGAAACAGACTCAGCTGACGGAGGAGATCGACGGTGGACGGATCCAAACCCGATAGTTCTTTTTTTCGACATCGAAAGGCAAACCATGATCACATTTCAAGGCCGCAAATCCAATGCTCTCCGGGACCGCTATCCAAGTGACATCACCGATGAGCAGTGGCAGCGAATCAAGCCCTACGTGAGCGGCATCATGAACGGGCTGACCGACGTAGACCGTCGGGAGATGATCAACGCTCTGGCGTATATGTGGCGAACTCGAATCGGCATTCGATTTCTTCCCCACGATTTCCCGCCAAAAAAGACGGTGATGGAATTCCTCTCTCAAATGGCCGGCCGGGGGATCCGCGGGGCGGTGAGCGGCATCGTGACGGGGAGGGCGAAGCAATGAAGCGAACGGCTCGATTGATTTTCTTCGCCGTTCTGGCCCTGGTGATTCTCTTCCTGGTGTGGCAAGAGGGCTACATGACCGGCTTCAATGATGCCCCATCGATCAGGGTGCGAGACGGAAGAATCTGAGGACACGCGGCAATATGTCAGGTTTCTTTTTGACGAAGGAGGGAGTGGAGATGTCTGTATTCGATGCGGTTTTTGGTCAAACGAACCAAGCCAGTACGTCAGTCCGGCTCGAAACTACGGAATGTGTCGCTTGCGGAACTGTCTTCGCGATGCCGGTGGCGATGCTTGATGAACGGCGAAATAACGGAAAGACGTTCTATTGCCCGAACGGGCACCATCTCACATTTGGCGACACGAAGGAGGATCGACTGAAGCAGGAGTTAGAACGGGAGCGCAACCGATCCGCCCGCAAGACGGCAGAAGCTGACCAGCTTCGAGCCGATCGGGACGCGACGCGCCGGCAGCTGTCCGCTCAGCGTGGAGTCACCACGCGGATGAAAAACAGGATTGCCCGGGGAATCTGTCCCTGCTGCAACCGGCATTTCGATGACCTGCAGGCGCACATGGAAACGAAGCATCCGGGGTACACGAACAGCGAGAGCTGAATCGAAGCGGCCATTTTCTGAATCGATTTCCATATTTCATGAGTCGAAGGAGCAGCACAATGAAACCAGAATTGCGATGTGTGACACTCACCGGGGCCGATGATTCGGTGGTTCCCGGTGACCTGATTGACATCTCCCGGGAATTCCCGTTCGTCGAATGGGGAATCCTGGTGGGAAGCTCGATGGGCTCCACGCGATTTCCGTCACGGGCGTGGATCGATTATTTACTTTCGGCCGTCTCAATGGCCGGTGTCCCGGTGAACCTCTCCCTGCATATCTGCGGTGTCTACATCCGCGAAATCCGGACCGGTCATTCGAGTCTGCGCAACGCGCTCGGCCCGAAGCTCTGCGAATTCCAGCGGGCACAATTGAACTGGCATGCTGAATATCAGGGCCGGATCGGAGAGCACATCCTCAAGGCGTTCCGCAGTCTCTACCCATGGGAACCGGAGATCATCTTTCAACTCGATGGCGTGAATGAAGCCATCATGTCCGAAGCGGATGGCCGTTTCCGTTGCTCCGGGCTGTTCGATGCGTCTCACGGAGCCGGTGAGCTCCCGAGCGAATGGCGATTGCCGCGAACAGACATGCAATGTGGATGGGCTGGGGGCCTCGGCCCGGACAATGTGGCCGAACAGCTCGAGAAGATCCGGGAGCTGGCCCGTGGGCCGTTCTGGATCGACATGGAAACGAAGCTCTTCACGGATGGGGAGTTCGATCTCACGAAGTGCCGGGCCGTTCTGGAGGCCGTGGCAGACCGATCGGAGATTCTGACCGAGGGAGGTGAAAATTGAGCAGGTCAATTGAAACCGTGGCGGTGGGAGATCTGGTCACGTTCTATGAGGAATCGGAGCCCTACACGGTACAGGCCCGGGACGATCTGTTCGTGATTCTCAATCGACTAGTCTCAGTGGAGGAGGCCGAGGAGGATTTAGAGCTCTCCACGGAATATTTCTGGTACACGATTGTTGACCTGAAGCGAATGATTCGCGGGCCTCATAATCGGATCTTTTGCTTTCACGAAGTCGGAACACGGGAAGGATGTGAGCAGCTTCTCCGGGATCTGCGAACCGGGGAAATCGAGTTGTCTGGCCGGCCATCGCGACACGTTGAGGTTTGCGTTGTAGGGATTCAGAAGCAAGGTGAAACGGATGTCAAACGAAGCGAAGAAGCTGGCCACGATTCTGCAGCAGCTGACCGGAGAGCAGACGCCAGCTCAAATCCAGCATCGGATTGAGGAGCTCCGGGCCGACATCAGCCGGCTCTGGCGAAGTGGATTCGAGGAAGCCGCGATACATCAGCAGTTCGCGTTGCTGGGCATGATCACGACAATGGAACACGAACACGAAAGTGAAGCACAATGAAAACTCTCAACGAAGTTCCCCGAGTCAAAGAAATCCGCACGGCTCACTTTTCACCGTGCCGGCGATATCGATATTCCCTGGTCAGGATCTGGGAGCCATCCCGGCCGCTCTGCCAGTTCATCGGCCTGAACCCCTCCACGGCTGACGAAACCACCGATGATCCCACCGTTCGGCGTTGCATCCGCTATGCCGGCGATTGGGGATATGGCGGGCTGATCATGTCCAATATCTTCGCCTATCGTTCAACCGATCCCCGAGGCATGAAAGAACAGGCCGATCCCGTCGGCCCGGAGACAGACCGCTGGCTGATCGAGGATCACGAACGGGCAGCAATCACCGTTTTCGCGTGGGGATGCCACGGCACGCATCGAGAACGTTGCATCGAGGTGGCGAAGCTGATTCCCTCGGGAATGGCTCTCAAAGTCACGAAGGCCGGACATCCTCAACATCCGCTCTATCTTCGGGCAGACCTGAAGCCCGCTGAGTTCCCCGGTTACTGATCCCGGCGAAACTGTTTTCTGATTATTTTCTGAAATCGCGTACAATTGTATTGACACCAGCGTACAAAAGTACGATACTTAGATCATCAGGCAACGGTTTAACACTCAACGCAAAAGGGAACGAACAATGGCTGGAACGATCAACAAAACATGGCTCGATAACTGCCGCGTGAACGAATCGGAAGAATCTCGCGTCGAAGACTGGTTCGGTCAGTTCTTCAACTGCCAGACTGTTGAGATCAGCGACGACGGCAGCCTCTGGATTGAGGGGCCACAGGCGGGCCACTGGGTCGATCAGGAACGGATTGATGAAGCAATGTCCGCAATCGATGCAGGCATCTAAGTCACTCTCCCACCCCGTTTCGGCGGGGCTCTCTTTTTTCTCTCGCGAAGGGCATGGCATGAGCATCGCGCTGAACACGCTCAACACGGCATTAATGCGGATTGGGGCGACTAAAACAGCCGATACCTATCCCGTGGATGGGGAGAAGCTGACCACCATCGAGGTCTGGGCTCCTCCCGGCCGGCAATGGCTCGCCACATCTTGCCGAGTGATCACGGCTCAGTTCTGGACACAGGACGCCAGCGATAAAGCGGACTGCCTACAGGCGCTGATCGGCGATGTGGAGATGGGGACCGAAGAACTGGAAAATGACAACTAAGAGAGAACGCTCATGGTGAGTGGAGGCAATGGAAGCGACCGTATGAAAATTCAGATCACCACCAAGCACGCCGCCAGCTCCTACGGGCAACCAGTCTGCCTGATCGACGGCGAGATGGTCGACCCGGCTCCGGGCTTCCTCGCCTGTCTCGACCATCTCGGCTGGTCCCGAGCGGACGCCGTCGAGCATCTCGGCAAAAGTCGTCCAAGCGTCGACAAGTACGCCACTGGTGAGCGGATGATTCCGGCCGATGTCTGGCTCGTTCTTCGCCAAGCCATCACCGGGCGGGGCATCTGAGTTGTGCACAATGGGCACTAATAAAAAAGAACTTGCAATCTGAACATCCCGCCCGCATAATCCCGGCAGCTTAGGGAACGGAACAACCGGCCCGGCATGTGAGAGAACCCCTCTCGCGTGCCGGGCTTTTTTTATTGCCATGCGGGAAGGAGCCCCCCGATGCCCAAATATGAACCGATGCCCGGGGACATTGCGGCTTGCTGGGGGACTGATTTCCAATCCCGGTTCATATCCCTGGTGACAGCTCGGCTCCGAGCTCCCAAGGGCCTGAAGCTCAGCCCGTCACACGTGGCGTTCGTGGCTCCGGATTATCACCGGACTCGGCTTCTCTGGTACGAATCCACCACGATGTGCGGCCGAAAATGCCTGTTCTGGGATCGTCAGAGAAGCGGCGTTCAGGTTCATCGAATCGACGATCGGGCTTCCGACTACACGGGCCGGGGCGGCAAGGTCGTGATTTATCGGCTGGTGTCCCACGATGACATGGACGAAGTGGCCACTGAATATCTGCAGAAGAAGATTCTGTTTCCCTTCCTGCAGAAGCGAACGCCCTACGATCTTCGCGGGGCTCTCTTCAGCGGGCTTCGAGTCACTTCCCGCTTGCTCAGCTTACTCGGATTCAGCCGGGAGCATCTGTTTTGCTCCGACATGATTGCCTCGATCCTGATGCGGCTGGGAATCCTCGAGCTCGATGATCCGGATCTGTACACGCCGGGGGGACTCATGCGGCTCCTGGTCAACGAAGGGATCTATGAGGAGCACGCAACGCTATGAAGCGGGCTTTCCTGCTGCTCATCCTGCTCTGTCCGGCTGCTGCTCACGCTCAGCACGGATATGAGACGCTGATTCAGGTGAACGGCGCGGCCGTCTTCAACGGCGTGGCTGTCGGCCATGAAGCTGACCAGTCTCTGAATGTGCTGACCAGCATCCACGCCGTGGGCAACGCTCAGACGTTTCGAGTGTGGATTGATGGAGTCTGGCACGCGGGAACGCTGGCCCGGGCTGACGGTGTCAACAGTCTGGCCCTGCTCCATGTGGCGGGACCGTTTCCGCACATCGGGACGGCTCGGCTCTGCCCGGATGAGGTTCCCGTCGGCTGTCAAGTGAAGTTCTGCGGATTCGAGCCCCCGCGGTTCGGTTTCGTCTGCATTCCCACGGTTCGGGATCGCTCCGACAGTTTCCGCTGGCATCGGTTCCGATTCCGGGGCGTGGCCGGGATGATCGGTGGCGGGCTCTACACATGGGACGGCCGGTTCCTGGTGGGCCTGCATACGCGTGGCGTGGATGGTGTTTCCGAGGTGGTTCCCTCTCCCGTGATTGCGAAGCAGCTGATTGCGTGGGGATATGAGGTGGACGGCTTCACCTCTCCCGTGCCTCAGACCGAGCCAGCCGAGCCCGAACCGCTCCCGGCGATAGAACGGCCATCGGAGCAGAAGCAGGAGCCAGAGAAGCCACAGGAGCCCACCACGGACACGCGGCAACAGGCCGAGCTGTTGATTGCCGAGGAGCGGGAACGCATCGAGGCGGCGAAAGCCGAGGCCGAACGCCGGGACCGCGTTCTCTATGAGGCCATCATCGGACTGAAGGGCCGGATTGATGCCATTCCACCGCCCACGCCGATCGTGATTTCACCGGCTCCCGAACCAACGTCCGGAACTCCCGGGAACCCGCCCGTTGAGCCACCGCCAACTCGATCGGCTCCGGGCGGGTCGCTTATCGATGGCGCCAAGCGGTGGGCGTGGTCCGCTCTGGCTGAGTGGACGGCGGCTGAACTCGGCATTGCGGCTACGGGCTGGGGAGGGCTGGCCGTGGGGGCTGGCTGGATGCTGGCCCGGCGATGGAGGAAGCGGCGGCAAGCGGCTCCCGAGAAGCCGAGGCCCGAGGAGCCACCGAAGCAGCCGAAACCCGACAGGCCGGCCACGGGATCCGTTCCCGATTGCGGCTGTCCGGACGACTCGAAACAGATCATCCGTTCGCTCGATGAGATCATGGCCAAGCTGAAGGCCGAGGAGCACGAACGGCAACAGTCCCGGAAGAAAGCCGAGGAGCAGCCCACGAAGCAGCAGGAGGCCGCTCAGAAGGGAGGTGAGCCAGCGGATGCGAACAAATTTCCGAACGATCGCACGCCCACCACGGCAGTTCCGAGACGCAACGTTGATGAGCTCCGTCAGATTGTTCGACACGGGCAACTCGATGGACATGATCCGCTATTGGACGCAGCTTTCGGAATGTTTGTCCAAGACGAAACAGAGTCGCTCCTCGGGGACGTAGACACGCCACCGGAGACGCGAACAGTAATTGAAAACCTATTGAGAAGGGTTCGGGATCGAGTGGATCGAGCCGCGCCGCTCTCAGTTCATCAAACCTCGTAAGGAGTGTAGTTATGGCATTCGGAGCCCCGGGAATCGAAAGTTTCCGCAACGCAATCGTTCGCTGTCGGAACCACCATTTCATCGCGTTGATCATGCAGATGCTGATTTTCCGTCAGGAAGTGGTCAGCAATGATGATTTCAAAGATCGTGGCGGCATCGACACCACCACGAAGAACCATTTCCTCAAGCATGTCGTGAACCTCGATCGGATTCGCCGGCGACTGACCTACAACCCGGATAACAAAGATCTGGGTCAGATCGTGGCCGAAGCCATCGATGTGAATGACGAAATCAAGACGCCCGAGAAGCCGCTCGGAGGCGATGAGGTTCAGGGCCAGAGTGGCGCGGAATTCGATTTGCCATTCCACTTCGACGGGACTGATTCGAACTTCCCGCCACAATCGAAGATTCAGATGAACGCTCCCGTCGGGATGCTGCTCCTCAACTCGATCGATACCACGATCACGCAGCTGACACGGATGGAGTCCCGCCACCGGACGCGGTTCATCACTCAAATGGACTCGATGCGCGTTTATCAGGGCCTGCAGCAGATGCACGAAGCTCTGACCGCTCTGGCTGGCGATGAGAACCGCGTGGACATCGCCAACCCGCTCCCAAGCGATGAGCCCCAAGGGCCGGACGCAAGCCCGAACCGTATCACCGCGTAAACCCGAGTCTTCCGAACCCGGTTTGTTCCGTTCCCCCACTATTCCAAACCTCGGTTCTGTTTCTGAAAGGATTCACATGAAACGCTCACTCATCTTTCTTCTGGCTCTGGCCGGCTTCCTGATGCCGTCCCTCTCGATGGCTCAGACGGCCATTTCCAGCTATCCCGGATTTGAACTCAACAGCGGCTTCGACACCACGGGCATCGAAAGCCCTGGGGACATGCACGAACCCGAGTGGACCGAATGGATTGTCACTCAGATGGGACTTCCGGCTGAACGCGGCAAGTTCCGGGAGGTGAAAACTCGAGCCGGCAAGTGGATCGACATCTTAACCTGCTGCGAAGCGGTGGAAGTCGAATGGGCCCTGAAGTGGTATGAGTCCATCGGGCAATCGATTTTCTATGGCATCGAAACGAACCGGTGTCCGGCCGTCATTCTGCTGAGCCACGGGACCAAGGCCGAGGAGGAGGAAATCGACAACTGCAAAACCGTTTGTGCCAGAGCTGGAATCCGGCTTTATGTGCAACGCGTTCCCGAGAAGCCGCTATCTGCTCCGGATCCCCGGCCGGCGAAGCCTGATGCTCAGCCTCAAGAACGGTTCAAGCCGATTCCGGTTCCGGATCCGATTGGCGATGTGATCATCGCCGGCGTTCGGCCTTATTCGCTGTCACCGTAGTCGTTTCAGCCATCTTCGAAGTTCCAATGTGCTGAAAGGATTCGGCCGTGAGTGAAGTTCTAATTGAGGTCGGAAAACAGGTTCCCTCTCTTGTCATTCTTGTCCTGATCGTGCTCGCGTTTCTCAAGCATCTCGACAAGCGGGATGAACGGGAGGAACGGGCGGAAACCATGCTGGCCTCGGCTCTCGGTTCACTCGAAAAGGCTATCAACGTCTTGCGGGAAGAAGTCTTGCGGGCCAGTGCGGGACGGGGCAGTTGGGACCGTGATCAGGAAGGCCGATGAGCCCAACCGATGAGCAGATCATGGAGGCGATTCAGCAGCAGCGGGGGAATCTTGCTGCTGCTGCTCGCTCTATGGGCTGCCACCGAAACACGCTTTACAACCGGATTCAGGCCTCGGAGGAGCTCCGGGCATGCCTCAACGATCAACGTGAGTGCATGATCGATCTGGCCGAGAATAAGCTCCTGCAGAAGATCGAAGGCGGCGATATCCGGGCCATCATTTTCTTCCTGAAAACTCAGGGCCGGAAACGCGGATACATCCAACGATACGAACAGCATCTGAGTTCATCGGCCGAGGAAATCATCTCTCACGAACTCAGACAGGCGGCTCTGGACGATCCCGAGACCAGTGAGGCCCTGTTTCAGTCCCTCGAGAAGCGGCTCGATCAGGGGGATGCCGAATGAGCAATATGACTCTCTCCCCCCGTCAGAAGCAGCTGCTGCAGCTGACCGGAACGCCGGCCGGTTTCGCTCAGATTGTGTCCCGAGGCCATTACAAGCTGGCTCGCCATCTGCTCCTGGTCAATCGGAAGCTGGTCGAACTGGCCACGGGCAAGATTTCGCGGCTGATCATCGAGATGCCACCACGGCACGGGAAAAGCGAACTCTGTTCGAAGTTCTTCCCCGCGTGGTTCCTCGGCACGTTCCCCGATCGGCGTTTCGGAACCGTCGGCTACGAATCGGGATTCGCGGCCAGCTGGGGGGAGAAGGCCCGCAATCTCCTCGAGGAGTTCGGGCCAGCGGTGTTCGGCGTGCACGTCTCGAAGCGAACATCAGCCCGGGACAACTGGCAAATCAGCGGCCACACGGGCGGCATGAACACGGCCGGCGTGGGCGGACCGCTCACCGGGAAGGGCTTCCACATCCTCGGGGTCGATGATCCGGTGAAGAATGCCGAGGAAGCGCTCTCTTTGACCGTTCAGGAAGCACATTGGGACTGGTGGAACTCCACGGCGCTGACGCGTCTCGAGCCCGGTGGCGGCGTTTTCGTGATGATGACCAGATGGCACGAAGATGACCTGATCGGCCGGATTCGCAAGCGGGCAGCCGAGACCGGTGAAAAGTGGGACGTTGTTTCGCTCCCGGCTCTGGCTGGGGAGAACGATCCGCTCGGCCGTCAGCCTGGGGATGCTCTCTGGCCAGAACGCTACAACCGGGAGGTTCTGGAGAACACGCGAAAGAACCTCGATCTGTTCTGGTGGCTGTCGATGTATCAGCAGACTCCCGGGCAGCATGGACGAACCGAGTGGCCGGCCAGCTACTTTCCGCCCGAGATGTGGATTCATCCAAACCAGTTCCCAGCCAATCCGTTCATGCGGGTCGTGGTTCTCGATCCCTCGAAAGGCCGGGATGCCAAATCCGGCGATTACTCGGCCATTGTGGGAGCGGCTCCGGAGAACGGGAGGATTCACATCGAGGCCGACATTCGCCGGCGTCCGGTGCCTCAGATGATTGCCGATCTGATCGATTTCGCTCTCGAATTCCGGGCCGATGCCATCGGGATCGAGGGAAACCAGTTTCAGGATTTGCTGTTGCCCGAGATTCAGCGGCAATGTGAAGAGCGGAACATCCCCCCGCTCCCCCTCTACACGATCGAGAACAAAGTGAAGAAGGAGATTCGCATCCGACGGCTCGGGCCTTACCTATGCCGCGGCGAACTCCGATTCTCGGACACTCCCAGCAATCGGCTCCTGGTCGATCAGCTCAAACAGTTCCCGCTGGCTCAGCACGATGATGGCCCGGACGCTCTGGAGATGGCTCTCCGGCTCGGGCTCGAGCTGTGCGGCCATACCGTGGCCGATGACAACCTCGGCCATAACCTTCTGGAGAAGCTCAGATGATCAACGACGCGCAAACCCAACTCCGGGAGCTCGAATCCCGGGAACTGATGCTGATCGAGGCGATGAATCAGACGCTGAAAGAGTCGCTCGATGTGTTCAAGTCGTTTGTTGATCCCCTGGACCGTTACCGCAACGGGGAAGAGCTCTGGGACGTTGTGGGAGCCGATCGGGACCGATCCCATCATGTCTATCACGACGAAAACGGGCTGAAAGCATGCCGGGACATCGGCCGGGAACTCGATGTCCGCAATGAATTCGCCATCAGCGGCCGGGAGAACCGGACATCCTACGTTTACGGCTGGGGATTCACGTACACGGTCACCGCTCGAAGGGGAGCCAGTCCCTCGAAGCGGACGATTCGCAAGGTTCAGGATGTGATCGACGAATTCCTGAAGGCCAATAAGTGGAGCCTCAAATCTCAGGAGAACAACCAGAGAAGCGACCGAGACGGGGAGGTGATTCTCCGGAAGTTCGCTCCCAAGGATGGCATTCTCCGCGTTCGCTACGTGGAGCCGGAAGATCTGCAGTCTCCATCGAACGCCAAGGAGAACGAAACGTTCGGGATCCGGACCGATCCCGATGACATCGAGACGGTGACCGATTACTACATCGCATCGGAAGGGGATTGGGTTCCTGCGAAAGAGATCATCCACCGCAAGCGGAACGCCGATTCCTCGATGAAGCGGGGAGTTCCTACGTTCTACCCGGTCGAACCGAACCTGAAGCGGGCGAAGAAGCTGCAGCGGAATATGTCGGCTCTGTCTCAAATCCAAACGGCCATTGCCATGATCCGGCGCATGGTCAAAGCCACCGATTCCACCGTCAATAAGTTTGTGCGGGGGCAGCAGCAGGCCACGGCCGGCATCCCCACCGGAACAGGGGGAACGGGGGCCGATGGGATCCCTCATGTCCAGCGTTTCGAGCCGGGAACGATCCTGAACGCGAACGGCGGCGTGGAATACGAATTTCCGTCGATGGGCGTGGATCCCTCGAAGTACGCGTATGCTTTCGAGTCTGAAATCCGCTCGGCCGCGGCTCGAATCGTGATGCCCGAGTTCATGCTCGCCAGCAACGCCAATAACGCTCATTACGCGTCCCTCATGGCAGCCGAGGGGCCGGCCGTGAAGAACTTCCAGCGAATCCAGTGGGCCGAGGTGATGGCCGAACAGGAGCTGATGGAGGACGTTCTCGAGGTGGCCGTGGCGGCTGGCCTGCTGAAGGAATCAGAGGTCGATCAGATCGTGATTCAGATCGAGGGGCCCGATATCGCCGTTCGGGATCAGCTGCAGTCCGCTCAGGTGGCTCAGATTCTCACGGGGCTGAGCCTGCTCTCCCCTCAGACGGCTTCGGCATGGTTCGGGCTCGAATATGAGCAGGAACAAAGCAACATCGAGGACCACGCCGAAGCCTCGGGCGGCGTGCCTGGGATGTCGGCCGGTAACGCTCCCGAGCTCCCCGAGTCAGAACCGGATCCCGAGGATGAAGCCCCGGAAGAAGCCGACGATGAAAACCCGGACGGTGAGGAAGAAACGTGAAGAAACTCGAAGGATTGAGTTCGAATCTGTCCATCGTCGATCAGCGGATTGCCGCGCGGCTCCATCAGAAGCAGATTGACAGCGTTCGCTATGCCGAGCGGATGGCGTACAACCTCGAGGCCGAAATCGATTCGGTCACCGATGAGGTTTACGCCATGCTGGCTCCACTGGCCAGAGGGCGGGAACTGACCGAGGAGCTACGCGGGAAAGCCATCGAGCGGCTCAACTCGATCGGTGAGCGGGTCAATGCCCGGTTCTTCCGGGATGTCCGCTCCATCGGCTACTGGTCACACGCCGAAACGGTCCGCATCATGGCCACAACGGTTCCCCGGCGATGGTTCCGGGCCGTGGCTCCCGAGGTGGTTCTGGTGGGCGAACGCGTGAACCTCGATCCGACGGAGGGGGATGCTCCTGGTGTCACCGGTCCGGCCATCAGTCCGGGACAGCGGCTCTCCGATGAGGAGTGGCAAGCCCTGCTCAAAGAGATTCTCTTTCCGAATCCGACACCGCAGGAGGTTCAAGCCATCCTCGATCGGCCGATTGCCGGCCAGACAACCGAGGAGCGGCTCCGGGGGCTCTCGAAGCACATCACAAGCCCGCAACGCATCATTGACGAACTCGGGAAGGGGCTGGCCAGCGGCGAAGCTCTCCCGGCCATTTCCAAGCGGCTCGAGTCGTTTGTTGGTGGCGTGAAGGCCTCGGCCCGACGCGTGGCCCGGACGGAATCGATTCGCGTGGCCGAACAGATGAACCGGAAGGCCCTGGAACCGATGCGGGATTTGATGCTCGGCATGCAGGTGATTGCCAGTCTGGACGAAAACACGCGGCCACATCACGCGTTGAGACATGGAACGGTTTACTTTTATGACGGCCGGCGAAAGCCCGGCATTGAGGAGCTCCCCGATCTGCCCGATGAACCGAACTGCCGGTGTTTCTCCTCTCCCGTGATGAAGCCACCGCCCGAATTCGAGAACGATCCGGCATTGAGGGCGGAATTCCAGAACGCTCAGGGGGCTGCCATCCCGGATCCCGGCGCGTATACCGAATGGTTCCGGAATGCCGATGGTGGACAGCGGCGGCTGGCCGTGGGAGCCGGCCGATATCGCGAAGTTCAAGCCGTGCTGAACGGTTCCCGTGAACCGGAGTGGACCGATTTCGTTGATGAGAACGGGAAGCTGCTCACGAAGGCCCAAATTCAGGCCGAAACCGATGAGGAGCGGGCCACGCGAAAGAAAGCCGTTGAGGAAGCCATCGAGAAGCGGCGGGAAATGCTCTCTCAGGTGGCCCAACGTGGTTTCGTGGAGCTGAAGCAGCCGGACGGGAAGCCCGGGCCAGAGCAGCCGACGGCCGTTGATGATTCCAAGCCCGCACAAGCAGAAGAACCGGCACAACAGGCGCGGCCGGCTTTCCGGGAGGGCAAGACAACGAAGGAAGCCGAACAGATTGCCCGGGAGCTCAATCTGGCCGATCACGTGGCACATGGGAAACTCCATGTGTCCGTGGCGAACACCATCAATCGGGAGGTTTACGACATTCAGCAACGATTCCCATCTGTCCGGGAGGGCTTCCGGTTCATCGGGTCGATTCAGGAGCAATGCAAATATGGCATCGAGGAGGGAGTGAAGAACCTCGAGCGGGAGAACAAAGCCGCTCTCGACACGTTGAGCCCGGAGCAGCTGAAGCAGTGGAGAGCAGAAGCCAAAAAGCGGATCCGGAAAGTCTATGACGCAACCGTTCCCGGGAATGCCTATGCGGTGGCCCGGCCAGACTTTGACACTTATCCGGACGGGCTCCGGAAAATGGCCGGCATCGGAGTGAATGAGAAGTACGCCAAGGCCTCGAAGATTGCGGAAACGGAAACAAAGATCGCTCAGGGCGTTCTAATCAACTGGAATCCGGTCGGATGCGATACGATGAAATCAATCGTCGATCACGAAATCGGCCACGTGATTGACTTTCATCTGCAGATTGTGGCAGCCCGACGCGGCAAAGGATTCGTTGATCCCGTCATCCGAGATTTCGCCAAGGGGAAAACCGTGGCAGACTTCGAGGCGAACATCTGCCGCTATGCCGGGACAGACAATCATGAGATTCTCGCCGAAGCGTGGGCGGAATATGAAAACAATCCGGAGCCTCGAGAATACGCCAAGTTCATCGGGGATCGGATGGTTCAGCTCTTGGAGGAGAGAAACAAACAATGAAACCGGTCTACTGGTATTGCGGGGCCTGCAAACATTACGACAGCGGAAATCGGCCCGTCGGGGAGCCGGCCACATGCAAAGCGTTCCCGGACGGGATCCCCCGGAAGATTCTCATCGAGGGCTTTGACCACCGGAAGCCGTTCAAGGGAGACAACGGCATTCGCTTCGAGCTGGCTCCTGGACACGATCCCCCGCCCGAGAAGTGACGGGGCGGCCGTCAGTTCTTCTGAGCCTTCACGAGCAACACGGTTTCGTGATCTGCCTCGGCCAGTTCCTCGGCCCGATCGGCGCAGCGATACAGAAACCCCGTACCATCGAAGCTCATGCACGCATACGGGATCGCTACGTTTGTCCGCAGCGTTTCACCGTTGATGGTTCGGCTCATCGCCACGATCAGAGCCCGGTGATGAATCTCCGAGTAAAGCGAAACGCCAATACTCGGGAACTCGGCAAGCTGCTCCTGAAGTTTGCCGATCAGGATCATGACTGGTTCGCTCATTTCATCACCTCGAGGGATTGCGGGGCTGTTTGTTCGTACTATCGGCCGAAGCTGCCCAAATCGCAATTGATGAAGTGACCGGATCCGATATAGTGCTCAAAACTTTCGTCGAAGGGATTTCGCGAATGAGCGGGCCGAAAGCCAAACCGCCCAAGGTGGCGGATATTCTGCTCACACTCTCGGAGCAGATCACAAAGATTCTTGCCGAAGCCGAAGCGGACAAATCGTTCGGGGCCCTGGAGATTACCGGACTGGTTCAGGAGGGAAATCTTCAGCGTTTAGAAGTCGGATTCAAGAAAAGTCTTGTTTTCCGCGCCGGCAGCCGGTAAAAATTCAGCCTGAATAGGGAACGGAACAACCGGCCCGCATCCTCCACAACGGGGATGCGGGCTTTTTTTGTGGACTGAGTCGAATGGCATTCACCGCAGCCGATGCAGAAAAACGCCATCCGGGCCTGGGAAAAACTCAGGCTCAGAAGTGGGTCGATGCTGCCAATGCCGCGTTGAACAAAGCTCTTTCCGAACAGGTTCCCGCTGACAAAGCCGGTGAGAAGGCTCTGGCTGCTGCCGATGCCGCGCTGAAGGATGCGGCTCCCAAATCTGAACAGTTCATCGAGTTCGAATCATTCGCCGGGCAGTCCATTCAGGCTCCGGAGTCCGGCATTATCACCGGAATCAAGCTGGCCGGCTTCAGTTCCCGCAACGGCTACACGTACACACGGGAAGCCTTTGAGAAGGCCATTCAGCTCTATGAGGGCAAGCCCGTTTTCCTCGATCACTCAGCCAATCGCACGAACCCGCGGGATCGGTCGGTTCGGGATCTGGCCGGCACGGTGAAGAATCCCCGCCTGAATGAAAATGGCGTTTTTGGCGATGTTGATCTGTTCGACAATGAAGCCGGCCGAACGCTCCGGGAGATTATCCGGAAGAACAACACGCAGGCCGGAATGAGCCAGACCGTTCTCGCTCTCCGGGACCGGGCCCGTGGCGAAGTCTCGAAGATCGAAGATGTCATCAGCGTGGATGCCGTGGTTTACCCGGCCACCACGAACACATTTACCGAATCAAGTGGCGGGGGCGGCATGGATGCCACTCAGGAAGAACCCCCCGCCACTCCTCCACTCTCCGAATCGAAGGGATCGACGATGGATCTGAGCAAACTGACTCTTGAACAGATTCGCGAATCGCGGCCGGATCTCATCAAGGCCATCTCCGAGGAGCAGACTTCGGCCACGGAGCTGGAGACTCTCCGGAATCAGCTCACCGAGGCCACCAAAAAAGTCGAGGCGTTCGAACTCAAAGAACGCCAGACTCAGCTGGTCGAAACCATCCGGACCGAGCTGACCGATGCCGGCCTCGATTGCAATGATGCCAAGGCCGTTTCCGAGGCCTTCATGGCTCAGCTGCTCAAGTGCGACACGCCGGAAGAACGTAAGGCCCTGATGGACGATCGGGCCGCTCTCATCGGCGAATCGGAGCAGTCCCACGGCTCCAAGCTCCCCCCGAAGCCAAAGACGGGCAAAGCCCCGGCCAGTGGCTCAGACAATCTGACCGAAGCCCTGCAGATGCCTGCTCAGGACGTTTTGCGGCAGCTTCGCGGCTAATCGTTCCCCCGGGATGTCGTCATTTCGAATTCGTTTTTTTGAAGGATGTAAATCATGGTTCTCGGTGGACGCTATCGAACCGGAGATGTCAAACCTCGCCACGCGGCCGTGGATTCGGCCACGGTGATCAGCAAGGGAGATCACATTTATCTGGACACCGGCAAGGCGAAACCGGCCTCGGACCTGGCCTGGGGGGCTTCTCTGGCGGCCACTCAGGAAGCGTTTCACGATGCCTACCTCGGCATCGCAATGGCTGATTCCGCAGCCGGTGACACCGATGACATCCCGTATGCCACTCAGGGCGAATTCGAGTTCGATTGTGCTTCTGCCACGTTCGAAACGGGAACTCTCCTCGGTCTCGCCAAAGCCAGCGGCAACGCCCTGGAGAATCAGAAGCTGGTGGCCGTTGCCACGCCGAATCTGGCTGTCGGTCGGGCTTCTCGTCAGGTGGCCACGGCGGCCACCTCGGTTCACTACGAAACCGAATCCGTGATCAACGGTGGAGGCCCGCGGGCTTCTGCCTAACGTCTGACGATTCGAGCTCTCAGCTTCACACGTTCAACAAATCACCATCGGGAAGGAATCCGAATCATGGTACTCAAGGCGCGGGACTGGAAAGGTCTCATCTCTAAGCACGGCGTTCAGGGGACCGCCACTCTGGTGGAGTCGTGGCTCGATCGCGGCGTGAAGGGCGAAACCGGGGGCATCAGCTTTAATGAGCTCTCTCTCCATCAGATTGTGGAGGGAACCATCCCGGACGGCCGTGAGTTCATCAACTCGATGAACCCGGCGTTCGATACGCACACGGAAGCCATCGACGCCATCGATATGACGGCGTTCAACACGATCACGCGGAACATCGTGGCGGCTCGGGTGATGGCCGAACGGCAGGGGAAGGGCCTGGTTCTTCAGAACCTGATCCCGAATGAATCGACGAACCGAAACGGCAGCATGTTGCCGGGGATCCAGTCCCCTGGGAGTGATTTCGAAGAAATCAAAGAGATGCAGTCCTATCCCTACTATCAGGTCGGGGAGGACTATCTGGAAACCCCCAAGGGAAAGAAGTTCGGCCGCATCATCGCCGTCACGAAGGAAGCGGTGTTCTTCGACATCTTCAATATCGTGCTTCGCGAAGCGGCCGGCGTGGGCCGCATGCTGTACGTCAACAAGGAAAAGCGCATCGCTCAGGGCGTGGCTGGCCTGCTGAACAACCATAAGCGGCAGGGGACCACTTACAACACGTATTTGACCAGCGGGAAGTGGATCAACGATCAGGCCAACCCGGTGGACGATCACACGTGTATTGACAACTCGAAAGCGTTGTTCCATGCAATGGTGGACTTCAACAACGGTGAGAAAATCACCGTGATGCCCACCACGATCATCGGCAGCGAAATGCGGGAAAGCCTCTGGGCTTCCATCCTGAATGCTCGCTATGTCCAGCGTGGCGACGGGGCTTCGAACTCGGTGGCCACTGTTTACGACAACCCGATTCAGGGCCGCTACAACTTTGTTTCGGCTCCGTATCTCGAGGAAGCCATCGTCAATGGCGGGCTGGCCAACTCCACGCAGGTTCTCGACTGGTGGTTCCACGGCGATTTCTCCAAGGCCTTCAAGTATCTGGAGAACTGGCCGGTCACCGTGATTCAGGCTCCCCGGAACAGCCTCGATGAGTTCAAACAGGACATCGTGGCTCAATACCGGGCTTCCGAGCGGGGCCAGATCTGGGCCGAAGATCCGCAGCACGTGGTTCGCAACAAGCACACGCCATAAGCCGGCGTGATCTCGGGCTGACCTGTTTCATCCACCACATCGAACGAAGGAAACGCGATGTCTGACGCGAAGAACGATCCTGCTAAGGATCAGAAAAACGAGAAGGCGAAAGCGGCCAAGGTGTTCGCTTACGAATGCCATTGCAAGGGAGTCGGCCGGCATACGATCCGTCTGGAGAGTCCAGACGCTTCAGCCGAGGCGGAACAGCTCTTTCGGGACCACTTCGGCATCATCGCCACGGATCATCCGATTGTCGTGGGAGAGCCCGTTGAGGTGGCAGCGGAATAAGCTCCGACAGGTCATTTGACGCAACTCCTTCGAGCTGCCGGGGTCGTTCGCGGCCTCGGCAGTTGTCTTAAACGCTCATCGAAAAGCCATGCCGTTCAACATCGTCCCGACATCGCTGACATCCGCCAAAGTGGCCGCGTTTGATTTTCGCGGCAACGTGGGCGGCTCAATCACCGATCAATCGGGGACGTATACGCTCACGGCCACGGGAACCCCCACGGCGTGGAAGCCCGGGCTGATCGGCAAGGGCGTTTCCTACGCTCAGACCAGCGGGCAATATCATTCGACAACGCACGCGGATATCAGGCGCAGCGGATCGGCTCTCACGTGGGCCATCGGGCTCTGGCATGGCAATGATTTCGCCGTGACATCGAATATCTGGGTCGCTCCGCTTCGGCTCCTGCAGACAGCTGGCTCCCTCAGCGGCAACGATTTGCGGCTCAGTGCCACGCGTACCTCGGGCGGCTCGAATCAGTGGGCTCTGCAGGGCCAGATCGGCACGTATACGGCGGCAATGGTCGACAATTTCACCGTCCCGGTGATCGTCTTTGTCACCTCCAACGGTACGAACGCGGCGACGTTCACCGCTCTCGATTGGAACACGGGGGAAGTGACACATTCGGCCAGCGGTGCGGGAACCGTGGCGGGCATCGGTGAAGTGAGATTCGGGCAGGTGTCCACCTCATCAACCTACAACGGATCGATCACGCGCATCGATCACGCCGTTCTCTACAACAAGGTTCTCAGCTCCACGGAGATGACGCGCCACTGGCTCCATCTTCGCCGGCAAGCGGACTATCTCCGGGGCTTCCGGGCGGGGAGACAGGCATCGTGATTGAACTCCTCCAAGGTTTACCGGCCACGATTCCCATCGTCCCCCTGGACGCTTCGGATCTGCAGCCCGTGAGCTCCGATCTCTCCGGGAGTCTGACATCGGTGACGATTCAGATTTCTGGCAACTCCACCGTGACGGCTTCGGCTCCAACGCTCTCCCATCGAGGAAGTGGCCAGCATTCGCTCACGATCAGCGGATCTGATCTTTCGGCCGCGGGGCTCGGCCGCATTCGAATCGTGATCACCGATTGCGTTGATATCGTTCTGTCCGTCCGGGTCGTGGCCATGCTCACGAATACGCTGGCCGCAAACGTCAATACGCGGCTGACAGACGCGCGGGCGGCGAAACTCGATACCGTGATGTTGACCAGTCACATCAACGCCACGAACGGCCGAATTGACCGCGTTACCCTGGTCGATACGTGCACGGCAAATACCGACATGAGGGGCACGAACGATGCCGCTCTGGCCAGCTCACTCCCGGCGAACTTCACCGCGCTGCTGATCAATGCCAGCGGATACGTGACCGTCGGAACGAACACCGACAAAAGCGGATACAGTCTCGCTTCGGGCGTGGTGGACACCATCCGCGCCGGACTGGCCACGGAGGCGAAGCAGGACACCGCAGCCACGACGCTAACCGGGATCAACAATAAGACGATCAATCTGCCAGCGAACCCCGCAGCGGCCGGCGATGCGATGACGTTGACGGCTGGTGAGCGAAACACGCTCTATGCCGGGATTGATCTGGCCCTGGTCAACGCGGCCGACGGAACCGATTTCGTGGCGGCTCTGACCGATGCCATTGCCGCGAACCTTGAATCATCCGATCTTTCGGTTCAGGCCATAGCCTCGGCCGTGGTCGGCAACGCCAGTTTTCTTCAGCTCGCTTCCGATGCCGCGGACGCGAAAACCGCAGCCGAAGCCGTTCCCGACGGGGCCGGCATTCGAACGGCCATCGGCCTCGATGCGGCGAATCTGACGGCTCTCCTCGGCACGCTGGCCACCACCTCCCTGGTGAATGCCCGAACCAAGCTGGCCGAGGAGTATTTCGATCCGGCAACGGACACCGTGGCCAACGTCACGACCGTGGGAACGGTTTCCGGGGCTGTCTCGGTCGGTTCGATCGGCCTGAATGCTCTGGACGCCACGGCTCTGGACGCTTCGGCGGCTTCGGAGATTGTTTCAGCTCTGATCGGGAACGCCACGTTCATTCAGCTGGTGGCCGATGCGGCGGCGGCGAAAACGCAGGCGACGAACGCAGCCACCTCAGCCGGCAACATTGAAACCGAGCTCCCGAACCTCAGCCGGTTCGATGCCTCTACCGATCCCACCATCGTGGGAGAGATTCAGAATAACGTTCTCACCGGGGCGGCTCTCGATGACACCGCAGCGGCCGAGCTGGCCGCGATGGTCGAGTCCTACATCGTCAACGAAGGCGATGCCACTTCCGTGCTGCAGGCCATCGCGGACAAGGTGGCTCAGGATTGGGTGGCCGGCGATGCGTCCCCCGTGGCGATTGTGGCGGCATTGAAAGCCGATCCAACGTTTATCCAACTCATCGCGGATGCGACGGCGGCGAAGAATCAGGCCACATCGGCGAACGCAGCAGCCACGACAGCGGCGGGGCTTCCTGATGCGGCTGAGATCCAGACGCAGGCCCGGGCGGCTCTGGAGTATTACCACCTCCACCGGCTGTTTCAGGCGGCGTATGATCCGGCCAACAAGCCCGGCGATGCGGCCGGCCTGCTGAACGTGATCATGGAGAACAACGGTGGCGTTCCCCGGCTCACGGAGGCCGTTCTGGCTCTGGCTCCTGCTGCCAGCGGGGGCGGGACAGCCACCGTTGAAAATCAGACGGCCATCATCGAGCTGCTGCAGGCGATTCAGGGGAACGATTTCGACACCTCGGCCGAATCCCTGGTACAGATTCGCGAAGCCATGCGTCTGTCGGGCATCGCCGTTCCGGACGATCTCACCGGCGATGCGGCCACGGATCTGGCCACCATTCGCGGCCAGCTTTACGCCCGTCTCATGTCCGTTCTGGCCACCACGCGGCCCACTTATAACATCGATGGCCAATCGGTCAGCTGGGCTGATTATCAGCGGCTGCTCCTGGAGCAGATCAACACCATCGATGCCATGATGGCCGGTCAGGATCCCGTTGAACAGACTTCCCGGGGGATCTGCTGATGACGCTGAATTTCGGGCTTCAGATTGCCAATGATCTCGATTTCGTCGATGGGCTCGAGCTGGTCACACTCACACGCCGGGACGGCATCGAGCAAGCCGAGATCCCGGCTCTCGGCCGGCTGATCGGTGTGCGGGAAGCAGCGGCTTCGAATGGCCGCTATCTGGCCGAGGATCGGCGGTTTCACATCAAGGTGAATTCCCTCGAGGGTGAACCGGCTCCCGTGCCTGGGGACACAATCACCGATGCGGGGGGAACGGTCTGGACTGTTCTAGCTCTGGCACACGCCACGCGGGAAACACGATACGGGCTCACGTGCCGGAATCTGGTGGTCACGGAGAATCTCACCACGCTGCTGACGATTCAGAAAGCCACGTACACGAAGGGAACATACGGCGAACAGGTGGCAACGTGGGCCAACGTGGCCGAGCTCACCGACATTCGCGGGAAGATTCAGCCGAGTGCGGTTTCCCGGTCTGTCGATCAGGGCCGGCTGTCCCGATCGGCCAGCTTCACGGCGTATCTGATGACCAGCTTCCAGCCGGCGATGGATCAGCGAATCATCGACAGCAACGGGACGAAATACCGAATCACCGGTTATCGGGAGAAGGACAATATCGCCGGCCTCTTGGAAGTCGATTGCGAGATCGACACATCGGAGGTCTGACCAATGGCGAAGAACGAAAGCACGGTCCGCGTGGATGTCCGGGATAAGGAGCTGATTCGAGCTCTTCACAATGCCACCGGCCACGGGCTGAAGCAGGCCACCACGTTTTGCTGGAATAAAGCGCGGCTGTTGACCAACAAGCCGAACACGGGGCGAAGCGTGCCGGTCAAATCGGTGAATCGACAGGCCCGGGAGCAGCTGGGAGACGAAAGCCGTTCCGGGCTGATCACGGTGAGGCATCGGCGAAAGATCCAAGGTACGGATTCCTATGAGGAGTTCGAAGCCCACCACTTCCACGAAGGAACGAAGCCGGGCAGCAACAAAACGTCCATCCGCGTTTATCCGTATCCGTCAAAGCCTGGGGAGCCTCCCAAAAAGCGAACCGGCTTCGGTCAACGGAATATCACGCTCGAATTCGACGAACAGAACAACGTGGGACGCTACGGCATCCGCGGGAACGCTCTTTATATGTTCTTCCTCGAGGTGGGAACGCGGCGCGTGGCGGCTCGGCCTTGGATGGTTCGGGCTCTGACCGATCATCTGAAGATGGTGATTGCTCTCCTGAAGACAGGAAGGAGCAAGGTCCGATGACGCCCGAGAAGTTCATTCAAGATCGCTGGTCAGCCATCACCGCTCTGACGAACCTCATTCCCGAGGCCCGAGTCATCACCGGGGACCACAACCGGCTCGAGGAGATCGAGCTCCCGGCCGCGAACGTTTCATCTCTGGCCGATGTGCCGGACTATCACACGAGCCACAAAGAGCGGTTCCGGGCGAATCTTCGGATTCAGATCTGGGATACCGATTTCGCGGGACTGGTGGCCATCAAAGCGGCCATCCGGGAGAACTTCCACCGCAAGCGATGGAGCGGCGGCGGCTACGTGGTCGGGCTCTGCATTGTGGACAATCAACAAGCTCAGCAGCAGGAAGATGGTGAGTGGCAACTCATCACCGAACTGACTGCGCATTACGGTTTAACTTAGCAGGGAGAGCAGACATGGCTGCAGGGGACACGATTAACGGTGTCGGGGGACGCGTTTCCATTGCCGGCGGCGCGGACTACGAAAACGTCAAGAAGTGGTCAAAAACCAAGACGTTCAACAAAAAGAAATACGCGGTGTCTGGCAGCCGGGCCAAGCGCAGCGTGAACGGCACGTATGAAGAAACCGGAACCATCGAGATCGAACTCGAAGAAGGCGAACGGCCGGCCCTGGCCGACGGGGACCGTCTCGAAGTCGATCTGAAGTATGACGCTACCAGCTACTTCACGGGCTTCATCACCATCGATTCGGTGGCTGAAGGCGTGAATATGGACGATGGGCAGGTCGATACGCTGGTGATTAACTGGTCAGCCGATGGAGCGCTTACGCCCACCGGGGCGCTGGCAGGCGGCGGCGCGTAAGCCGACAGCTGACACGTTTTGAATCGTTTTGTCATCTCACGGAGGAGTTGAATCATGCACGGCATTTCTGCGGTCTCAGGGTCGCGAACCTCAACGTTGACCGTCTGCGGACGGACATACACGCTCACGGCGGGCCGGCTTCGCCAGTTCGGAGAGAAGGAGGATTATATCCTCAGACTCCGACAGCAACGGGGAGCCGAGGCCGATCGAAAATCGAAAACGTGGGCTCATGTCACGTTCGAAGAAGAGCAGGCCTTTGACAATTCCACGCGGGGAATTCTCTTCCGGTTCTGGTCGGCCCTGAAGCCGAATCATCCCGAGTTCCAGACCGAGAACATCGAGGAAGGGATTCAGCGGGCTGCGGATCTCTTCGAGGAGCTGATTCGATCGAAGGGCAAAGACGCGTTCGAAATGCTCTCCGAAGCGATGGACCAAGCCGAACAGAAGGACATCGCAAAAAACTCAAATGGCCCGGGAGAGAAGGAGACTCCGACGAAATCGATGACGGAGAACACCGGATCCCCTGGGCCCGAATCTACGAAGGATTAGCGGAAAGCTATCACTACACATTCGAGCAAATTGGGGAGATGACGCTCTATCAGGCGGCCATTCTCCTCGGGGCATGGTGTCCAGAGCACGGGCCACGGATCTGGCCAGATGAGAAGTCACGGAAGGGCTGGAGATAATGAACTTCAAGCTGGCTGAAGCGTTCGTCGAACTGAAGTCCCGCGGCTTCGGTTCGATCAGCTCTCAGATCTCATCGATGGGCTCGAGGATGTCCCGGCTTGCCAGCGGGCCGATGGCCATGATGACCACCGGCCTGGCCGCGATGGGAGCCACGGCCGGCATCACGGGCATGCTGAAGATGGCAGCCGATGCCGAAAAAACATCGGTGGCGTTCAACGTGCTGACGGGCAGCGCGGCGAAAGGTCAAAAGACGCTCGATGAGCTCCGACAATTCGCGGCTTCCACTCCGTTTCAGTTCCCCGAGCTGGCCGATGCGGCGAAGAAACTGATTGCATTCGGGTTCGAGTCTGGAGAAGTTACGCCCGAGTTGAAGAAGCTCGGCGATGTGGCGGCCGGGCTCAATATCCCGATCGGTGAGCTGGCTGAAATCTACGGCAAGGCCCGAGTTTCGGGCCGTCTCTTCATGGAGGACATCAACCAGCTGGCCGGCCGCGGGATCCCGATTCAGGCCGAGCTGGCCAAACAGTTCGGCGTCTCGGCCGATGAAGTGCGGGAACTGGTCTCTTCCGGTCAGGTCAACTTCGGCCATCTTCAGCGGGCCATCGCCGATCTCACCGGGGAGGGCGGCAAATTCGCCGGCCTGATGGAAGCGCAATCGAACACGCTGGGCGGGCTCTGGTCAACGCTCTCGGATAATGTGGGCCTGCAGCTGACTGAGATTGGAACCATGATCGTGGACACGTTCGATCTGAAGGCGGCGGTTCGAAGTACGATCGCCGGCATTCAGGCGATGAAAGAGCCGTTCAGCCAATATCTGCAGATGGCCAAATTCACGTGGGACAACGGGGCTCTTCTCGCGGCGATTGCCTGGGAGAAAATCAAAATCGGGTTCTGGAATGGCGTTGAGTCGCTACGGGCCGGATTCATGTTCATCGTCGATTTGCAGATGTGGCAGATTGAAAACCTGATTACCGGATTCCAGAGCCTTCCCTCATTCGTTTCAGCGGTGGCTGAGGACATCGTGGCATATGGAAGCTGGTTCACAGAGAACTGGTATGAGTTCTTTGTCGACATGGCTAATGGCACGCGGACGGTTCTCGAGAATCTAGCCACGAACATTCAGAACATCTTCACCGAAGTCTGGGACTTTATCGCCAGCGGCGGGACCAACGGCATCGACATCAACTGGAAGCCGCTCATGAGTGGCTTCGAGGCGACGATGGCCGAGCTGCCGAAGTCCAAATCTCTGGAGATGGCCAGCAACGGCATCCGGGATCGGCTGTCAGAGCTACCCGAGTTCCAAGCGAACTTCGCCAGCTCGAGCCCGGAGCTCGATCGACTGCAGAATCAGCTGAATGAGAACGCCGTGGCGGCATTCGGAGCGGCGAAGCAGCAGGCCGACGAAGAAGCTGGCGAAGGATCAGAAGACGCGGCCGGATCCGCGGCAGCGAAGGCCGGCAAGGAAGCCGGCAAGGCCTCGAACGCGGCGCTTGTGCTGGGGAGCTCCGGGGCGGCGAACGTTCTGGCCCGGGCCCTGGGAGGTTTCGCGGGCAGTCCCGAGGAGCAGACCGAGAAGAACACGAAGCGGACGGCCGATGAGCTCGTCAAAGTGCGGGAACTGCTGAAGAAGAATCCACTTCTGGTCGTGGGGAGGTAGCAATGGCGGTTACTCAACGGGAACTTTCCTATCAGCGGCGCGGCAGCATCGGAGAAGAGCACAGCTTTTCCGAGGTGTGGCATGTCACCGTCACTTCGGCCACTGATGACGAATTCACCATTCTCGGCCGGTTCAGTGATTGGAAGCACGGGCAGGAGCACGACAAACGGAAGGGGTTCTATCTCCGGGACATGGAGTTTGATCGGGGGGCCGATGATATCTACATCTGGACCGTCACTATCGACTGGACCGACGACTGGCCATCAGAGCCGGATCCCCGCAAGCGGCCACCACGTTACACGCTCGGCTCAATCTCGATCGGTTATTCGGAACTGTTCGACTCGGAAGGAAAGCCATACCAGAACACGGCCGGAGATTTCTTTTCCGATCTCCCGGAGAAGAAGCTGGCCGCGTGGCGACTGACCATCGAGAAGAACATCCCCGTTCCGTGGCCCGATTGGATCCTCGAATACAACTCGGCCGTGAATGATGCGGCGGTGAAACTCGGTGGCGTTCGCTGGCCGAAAGAAACGCTCTTGATTACCGATCTGAGCATCGGGGACACCGAAACCGAGAACGTTTTCACTTATGCGCCGATGTCGATGGTCGTGGAGTACAACCCGCGAACGTGGGTTCAGCGGATCCCGAATCGAGGGCTCTACGAACGCTACATCGCGACCGATGGAGGATTCAACCCGGATAACATCGAATGGAAGAAACGGCGGATCCTCAACGCCAGCGGTGAGCAGGTCGATGAACCGGTCTGGCTGGACAAAAACGGCTCGGCCATCCGCGAATCGAAAACCGGGGACGCGAACACCGGGGCCTTCATCTATCGCGGTGAAATCAAGTCTCAGCTGACGAAAGAAGAACTGATCTTCATCGATCGCTGGGACAATCCCCGCAAGCCGTTTTCAAAACTCCCAATCCTCAAATAACAGGTGCACGGATGCCGAAAAACATATGGCGGGGCGATGCCCCGGATCAGGCCCAAGTCTCTCGGATTGCGGCTCCACCGGCCGGCGTTTCGCTCACGATCTCGATGAACGGCAAGACGCTCGGCACGTGGACCGAGTTCGATGCCGAGGCCATCGCCAACGCGTGGAACGCGTCCGATCTCCCGGAGTTCTCCGAGGTCACCGCTTCGGCCGGAGAAGATGCCGTGATTCTCACGGCGAACATCCCGGGCATCCCGTTCGGGCTCACGGCTCATTATGGTGGCTCCACCATCACCTCGGAAAAACAGCTGATCACGATCGGCAACAGCCCGACGGGGGGAACGTTCACGCTCTCCTACGGGGCGGCCACAACCACGGCTCTGGCATACAACGCCAACGCGGCCACGATTCAGGCGGCTCTGGAGGCGCTTTCGGTGTTCGAAGCGGGTGATATCACCGTGAGCCTGATCTCGGCCGGGCTGTTCGAAGTGACATTCACCGGGCGATATGCCGGGCTCGATGCCGATACGCTGATCGTGGATTACAGCAATCTTCGCGGCGGAACGGCCGAGGTGACCGTTACCACCGTCCGGCCTTATTCAGCAGCTCAGAACAAAAAGGTTCGCGTGGACATCGAAGGGGCCGTGAGCGGCTATCACGAATTCGTGATCGATGGCACGGATATCGTCACTCCGATCATGTTCGACCAGTCTGAGGCCTCTCTGGTGGCTCTGTTCGATTCCAAGCTCGGAGAAGCCAACAACGAAGTGACCGACGTTGTTTCAGTCCCTCCCAGCGATTACGAATCGGTTACCGGTGAGCGAACCGTGGCCGCAACGCACACGGGCTACGCTTCAGAGGATCCCGATGGGGTCTATTGGCAGTCCGTTTCAAACCAGAACATCCTGGTGGGCAAAGAGGAAAGCCGACACCGCCATGGCGTGGTGTCTTTCCACCGGGGGGCCACCGGCACGCTGGCCGGAACGGTCATTCCCGGCAATGCCATCGTGACCAGTGCTCATATGGTGCTGACTCCCACCATCACGACAAACGATTCCACTCCGCTCTCAACGATCATCAAGATCAATGACGAACTCGATCTGAATGATCCATCGGCTTCGCAAACCGATGTGGTGTTCTATGTCGCATCGGCGTATGAGTCTTCGGATCCACCACCGGGCGGAACTCCCTGGTCAATCCCGAACATCGCCACGGGCTCGCCGATCAACTCCCCGAATCTGGCCGGCATTATCAACACGTACCTGGACGGCAAAACGTGGGACGATATCGAATTCCTCTGTTTCGTCATCGAGTGCACATCGCCCAACTATGCGGTGAAACGCTGGTTTGAAAAAGCCAGCGCAAAACTCGTCATCACGTTCAATGTTCCCCTGGTGGGATCGTCCGGGCGGCTGCTGTCCTACACGGTGGAACTCAAAGGAACCTACGCGGCCAGCGATCACGCCGTGACGATCAACGAATTCCTCTATCCGGATCGGCTGAATTCCATCTATCAGCTGGACACGCTCGATTCGAACGGCGGGCCGTGGGAATTGGGGGCCGTGCAACTGCTGCAGGGAACGCGGCTGATTGATCAGATCGGCTCTCTCGAAGCCGGTGATGATGACGCGGTGACATTCCTCGAGGGGCTGACCGAGTTGATGGAGAAGCGGCTCCCGGAGAACGATTACATCATCCGGCCGGTCAGTGGCTCATGGTCTGCCTGGGAGGTGGAGCTCCGGGGGAACAGCGGCGGCGAAAATGATCCGTTCGCGCTGGCGAATCTCACCGTTCGCTGGTATCCGATCGAACAGGAGGAGCAGGAGGAGCCCGAGGAGCCCGTGGCTCAGTGGCTGAAGAAAGCCACCGGGGGCGGTGGTCAGGGGGAAGTCATCTCCGTGACCTATGAGGCGCGGCGGGGAACCGTGGCCTATCGCGTGGGGAGTGCCACCACGGACTCAATCCCGTTCGATGCCTCCACGGCCACGCTGCAAACGGCTCTGGCTGGTCTGGCCGGCGTGGGAGCCGGCAACGTGGAAGTCTCGGGATCCCCGGGAGCCTATCGGATCGAGTTCGATGATTCGCTCGGAGATGTCACGTTCTCAGCCGTCAATAACCTGCAGACCGTAGTGGCCAAGATCACTTCTCAGACAGTGTCCGGCTCGAGCCCGGTCACCTCCACCATCGTGGTGAAGATCGAAGGAGTGCCAACCACCGGACAGGGCATTCTGCAGCTGAACGGAATCGGTGTGGCCTTCACGCCGAGCACAACCAGCGCGGCAATGCGGGCGGCTGTTCTGGAGGCCCTTCCCTGGGCTTCGGCTGTCGATGTGACTTGGAACCCGGCCACCGGGGGCACGGTCACCGTGAGCGGCTCATACGGCGTCTCGGCGGTTCTGTTCAATAACACGCTGGCCGGCATGATCCCCGTCATCGAGGTCGAAACCGAGCTCGCCTATTCAGCTTCCGGGAACACGGTTTACGAATTGAAGATCCCGTATACGGCCGAATATGGAACGCTGCGGTTCACGCGGTCCGGCCTCAGCCGGAACTTCGCTTATCCAAACACCGTCGAAACCGTTTTGCCGGAAACGCTGCGACATCTGATATCCGGCTCCGTGGTGGGAGACTTCCGCATCCGCTCACTCAGTGGGGACGGAGAGTTCTACCGCTATTCGATCGAGCTCAACGGAACCAACGTGGCCGGCAACGACTACACGATCGGAATGACATCCGATCTGGAGCCATACGACAACAGCGTTTCACTTACGTTCGTCGATTGGGAGCAGACGCAGGAGGGAACCGAGGGGGCCTTTGTCTCCGTCGAAACCCTGCAGCACGGCAAGCCGGCCGAGGGGGAGGTTCAGCTGGTCACCGTCCCCGAAGATGTCCACTATGGCACGTTTACGCTCTCCCTCGATGCCGAGGCCTCGGCTTCCATCGATTTCGATGGCACGGCGGCAGAGATCGAGACGGCCATCGAGGCGCTCACGGCCGTCGGCTCCGGGAACGTGGATTGTACGGGGGATCTGCAGGGCATCGGCGTTCGTTGCGAATTCGATCCGACGCTCACCGATGTCGATCTGATGGCAGTGACCGAAACCGACATCACCAACGGTAAGGTGACAATCTCCACCTCTCAGCCTGGAGGCGTGGCGGCATTCACGACAGCCACCGAATCCCGGGGGAAATGGCATTACGATGATCCCCTGAACTGGACGCTCGGCCGGATCCCTCAGCAGGGGGATGATGTGATTTTCGAGACCGGCATCGAAGGCCCGTTGTACGGGCTTCGCCAAGCCTCCACGTTCACCGTCGACACCGCCAACAATCGGTTGTTCTGCGCGGCGGATTTCCGCTCTGGCCAGATTGTCCGGCTGGCCAGCTCGGACACGCTCCCGGCCGGCGTGGACGCGGAAACCGATTATTACATTGTGGCCATCGATCGGGATGCTGGATGGATTAAGCTCTCCGAGTCGTTTGAGGGCTCCGTGGTCGATATCACCGATGAGGGGACCGGAACGCATTACGTGGCTCCCCTGCTGAATTCTCTGGTTCAGTTCAACCGGTTCAGCGGGGCCATTGGTCTGCCACTCCGGAACGATGCCGGTTACTACGAATATCGGAACCGCTATCTGATTCTGGCGATGGATCCGGACGGGGAGGAGCGAATCGAGATCGGCCGCGGCGAAGAATCGGGCTCGGGGCTGATGCGGCTGCATGCTCTGTTCGGAAGCCTGGATCTCACCGTTTTCGAAACCGGCTCCTCAAACGAAAGTGGAGCCCCGGCTCTCAACGTGATCTGCAATGATGATCTGGCTCGATGCACGTTCTACGATGGGGATTCGGGCCTCGCGTTCTTCGAGGGCGAAGCGGCGAAGCTGAAAACGATCATCAAGCGGGGCGGCGATGTCCGGGGCGGTGAGGTCACAATGGCCGCGAATGGCTCAATCAGCCACGATGGAGAGTTTCCAAACATCCGGAAGCTCTTTGAATCCACAGGGGTGATCATCACTCAGGACGCATAATGGCCGACGAACAGCTGATAGCATTGAAACCGACCACGTGGGAGCTGCTGAGCCGGCTGCTGCGCGATTACAAGCGGGGGCTCCTCGGGGGCTCTGGTGGCTCGTCTCGGGCTTCATCCGAAGCCGGGCCGGCCAGCGTGGTTCTCCTCGAGCCTCTGGCCAGCCTCGGCTCAGCACGGGCATTCAAGTTAATCCCCTCGGATGCCACGGCCACGTGGATGCTCACGATCATCGGCAGTCTCAGCGAATTCGACGCATTACAACCCCTGCTCCAGCTCACCGTGAACGGCGTTCCGGCTCCCCTGCTCTCCCCTCTGGCCACCGGCCCGCAAGTCAAAGCCGCATTGATTGCCACCGGCCAGCTGGCCGAGGGAGAGATTACCATTCGCCTGGGGAACACGGCCGAGTTTCAGCCTCTCCGCTGGTTCATCGAGCTGAACTATGATCGAACTCCGGAGCGAACCGAGATCATCATTCAGGCCAGCGGGCTCTGGCAGCTGGCTCAGGCGAAGATCGAACAGACACCGATGACCTGCAGCACAATCGAGATCCCGGTGAACTCGATCATCCCCGTGGGGCATCCATCGCCGATGAATGCCGGCGTCATCGCCATGACGAACTGGATTCCGGGGATCGGGCAATCGATCACATCCGTCGAGCCGCGATGGTTTCAGGAAGTGGGCTATTTCGATGAGTAGTTTGCTGTCCCCCGCGAATCCCCACGGCTCACCGCTGGCCACGCATCACATCCGAACGCATCTCCGGCCGGACATGCCGCATCACTTCAAGGCTCATTTGCAGTTCCCGAACGTGAGGGCCAAAGAGCAGGAATACAACCGGTTTCACGCCGAATTCGTGATGTACGGCAGTGAGAACGTGCTCGATCGATTGGATGCCGAGCTCGTCTTGCGTTACGTTCAGGCCGGCTCTGATGCGGAATATCTGATCTCCGAGCCGGTGACCGAGATGACGGCTCCCTATTGGCGGGAAGCCGTCACATTCAACCGGGAGCAGTCCAGACACTATCCGTTCTGGAAAGTGAATAACACTCCCTGGTGGTGGGACAGCTTCGAGACGTTCCGACAGCTGACCTATGAGGAGACCGTGGACGCGTTCAATCTGCTGATTCGCCGGCCGGGAGGAGTCAGCCCGAGCCCGGACATTCGCGAACCGCTTCTGAGTTTCTACTTCATCGGGGAAGTGCTCTGGGGGCGGCTCAATCAAGCGGGAACGCTCTTCAACGATCCCAGCAACCCGACGAATTTCGATTTACACGCGCCGGTTTATTATCTGCCATCGAGCTACATCTCGGACACGGTGGCGGATCTGACGGGGCCGGCTCCTGATTTCCGGCATCCATTCGAAATGGTGGCCGTGATCACGAACACGCAGCAGCTGCAGACACCGCTGGACACCATCGAAGTTCCGATGAAGTTCTCCGTGGAACCCTACTGGCCCTGATCAACCGTTCTTCGCTTCGGCCACCAATCGCTTCCCGCGTGGGCTGCTCGTGGGAACGATATCCTTCGAACCGCAGCGCTTACACACGCGTTCGGTGTGCGTTGCTTGCCATGCCAGATAGAACAGGCCGGGGATGATGAAGCAGCACAGCAGGAAGATGAGCAGGCATCCGCTCCCCCTATGCTGAACTTTCGTCTTGCCAATGCTTCCACATGATGCGCAAACGTATTTTGACACTCTCAAAGCTCCCTCGAATCAACGGCGACAAAGTCATCTGTTCAGAATGCCAGATTAAACCCGCCTGGTGTTCAGAAACAAGTCAGCCCGCTAATCCCTCGGCCACCGTCAGCAGGGTCTGCTGTTTCTCGGCCGTGAGCCGCTCGATGGTCCGGATCAACCGTTGCCGTCTCGATTCGGCGGCACACTTCTCCTCAGTGGTCAGCAAGCTCGGAAGCGGCGGAAAGTCGCACACGCGATTGAACAGGCCTTCGAACGGGTCGAGGTAGTACCGGGTGGCGTCATTCCACCCCGGTAGACTATTGCCGAGAATCAGCGGTCCAAGCCCCGGCTGAACCCGCTCCCATGTGCGAGCGGACAACCTGCGGATCTGCTGAGGGGTGAAGTACGGAACTTTCGCGGCACGGCATGCGGCGAGAATCCCGTCATAGATCGCGTGCTCATCACGGGGGAAGCGGTCAATCTTCTGGCACTGACGCTGGCACCACTTCGGCAGTGGGAACCGCTGAATCTTTTGCGTCTTGTTCGCCTTTCGTATGAGCGAATCGCCCAGAGAACTCGGCCTGATCGACTGCAGGTCAGATCGCCGAAGCCCCGTCACGTAGGCCAGTGACAGGAAGCAAGGAACCCATCCGGAGCCGTGCAACGCGGCCTGATCGACGTGGCCCGGATCAGCAAACACGACATGCGGCGGCGGAACCTTCAGTGGCTGGCCTGTATCGACGCGGAACCCGGCCCGGCTGATCAGAGAAAACACCTGACTGATTGACGCCTCAATCGTTGATGCGGCGATGTTCTCATCGGATGCCGATTTCCGGACGGCTTTGAAGTATTCAGGCGTGACAGTGGACAGGTCGATGTCTCCGGCGTGCCGAATCAGGAAGTTGATGCGGTGCCGGTATCCGCGGATCGTGACCGGCGAGCACGATAGAGAATCGGCCATAACATCCAACAGGGACGACAGTTGCAT